TATTCGTGCATTAATGTCACATTTAAAAAATTGGCAAGGCGGAACAAGCGGTGATTCATTACCAGTAGCATCTGGTGGTACAGGTGGTACAAGTGCTAGTACAGCTAGAACTGCATTAGGTCTTGCTATTGGTACAGATGTACAAGCATATGATGTAAATACAGTGTTTGATGATGTAGCAACTACATTTACCGCTTCTAATTCATTTACTGCTAAACAAACATTTACAGGTTCATCTAGTGTTATATCATCTAAATTTGTCAACGCTTTAGAAGGTGTCACAGTATCAGCAACTGCAGCTACTGGCACTATTAACTATGATGCAACTACACAATCAATTCTTTATTATACGTCTAATGCTTCAGCTAATTGGACTGTAAACTTTAGAGCTTCTAGTGGAACTTCTTTAAATACTGCAATGGCTACAGGTGAGTCTATTACGGTAGTATTTTTAGTAACTAATGGTACAACAGCTTATTATAACAATGCTGTTACTATAGACGGTACATCTGTAACCCCTAAATGGCAAGGTGGTTCTGCACCAACAACAGGTAATGTTTCTAGTATAGATGCTTATTCATACTCTATTATTAAAACAGGTTCAGCAACATTTACAGTTTTAGCTTCTCAAGTTCAATTTAAGTAGGATAAAAAATGCCTTTTTTAGCTAGAAAAGCAGTAACTACAGCACAAAGTTTTGGATTAACTTCATCACAATATAAAGCAGGAAGCCAAACATTTACATCTAGTGGTTCATTTACTGTTCCTGTAGATGTTAGAAGCCTTACTATTACTATGAGTGGTGGTTCTGGTGGTGGAGGTGGGGGAGCAACTGGAAATGGGTCATCAGGTGGTACTTCTTATAAAGATATAAGAACAATTACTGTTACCCCTAAAGAAACACTTACAATTACAGTAGGTTCTGGTGGCACTGGTGGCAGGTCAGGAATTTCTAATTGCGGAAGTGATGCTGCAACATGGACTGCTAATAATGCTGATTTAGCATTTAGAAAAGGTCAAGGCGGTGCTGGATATGCTAATGGTGCTGCAGGTAATGGAAGAAGTTGCGTAAATTCTTTTAGCACTACAGGTGGTTGGGCTGGTGGCGGTGGTGGCTCTAGTGCCTATGTATATTCAGGTGGCACAATTACTGCTGGAGGTGGAACAGGTGGTCTTGGTGGTGCTGATTCTGTATCATTTCAAGCTGCTGGAGGTAGTGGTGGAAATTCAGGAACAGGAAATCAAGGTACAACAGGTGCGGCAGGTGGTGCAGGTCAAAGTGCTACATATTCAGGTGGCTATGGAACAGATGGCTCGTCAGGTTCTGTATCTATTGTATGGTAAATTATTATCAATGGCTAGATAAAATTAAAGATTGTGAAAATAAAGTATGACCATAAAAAGATTACAATTTACAGAATGGAAACCAGACCAACCAGCTATGGGTGATGGTCTTAATGACGCTAAAAATGTCGTTCCTGTGTTAGCAGGATATGCTCCATTTCCTAGTGCATCTAATTTATCCAGTGCTGCTAGTGAAAATCTTAACAATGTATTTGTAGGTAAGATTGGTGACACAGTTCAATTATTTGGTGGTGGTGCTTCTAAATTATTTAAATTTGATGCTACTACTCTTGGCATGACAGATGTATCTAAAACTGGTGGATATGGTGGCACTGTTCGTTGGCAATATGCACAATTTGGCTCAATATTACTAGCTACTAACTATCATGAGCCTGTGCAAGCATGGACTTTAGGAGTTTCTAGTACATGGCAAGATTTGGGTACATATATTAATGGCACTTATACAAGAACACTTACAGTTGTTACAGTAACTACATCTACAGCACATGGTTTAACTACTGGTAATACATATAAAATTTACTTTAAAACAGGCGGTGCATTATCTGGTAACTACGTTATCACATCTACAAGCTCAACAACATTTACATTAAACACTGCAGCTAGTGGCACTATTGCTACAAGCAATTTAAGTGTATATACATCTTCTGCACCTACTGCTAAATTTGTAACAGTGGTTCGTGATTTTGTAGTTTGTGCAAACATATTAGATACACCTAATAAACTTCAATGGTCTGATATTGCTAATGAGCAAAACTGGACTTCTGGTAACGCTTCTCAAGCTGACTTCCAGTTAATTGCTGATGGTGGAAACATTACTGGCTTAACAGGTGGTGAAATTGGTATTGTATTCCTAGAAAAAGCTATCTACCGTATGCAGTATATTGGTAGCCCTTACTTCTTCCAGTTTGACGCTATATCACGCAATCTTGGTTGTATAGAAGGTAACTCTATAGCACAGTACGGTGGTATGTCTTACTTCTTATCAGACGATGGATTCTATTCATGTGATGGTAAAACAATTACACCTATAGGCGTAGAAAAAATAGATAGATATTTTTATAACACATTTAACATTGCTAAATCTGACACTATGTCAGCCACTGTTGACCCTATTCGTAAACTTGTTATTTGGAATTATCCTACTACTGCTGGTGGTAATGCACTTATTATTTACAACTGGCAACTTAATAAATGGTCAAGAGCTGAAACAGATACTAATTATGTAGCTTCTGCCGCATCTACAGGTGTAACGCTAGAAGGTATTGGTACTCTATATACAAATATTGAAACAGTACCAGCTTCACTAGATGACCGAATTTGGTCTGGCGGTAAATATACTTTAGCAGGTGCTAGAGGCGGATACATTGTCACATTTACAGGTGCTAATACTACTGCAAACCTTATATTATCTGATTTTGAAGATGGTTATAACTCTGTAGTTAAACTTGCTAGACCTATTATAGACAATGGTGCTGGAACTGTTGCTATAGCTTCAAGACGTGAATTAGATGATAACATTACATTTACTACTGCTGTAGCATCTGGTGAAGGCAATCGTGTACCATTAAGAAGTGCTGGAAGATGGCATAGATTAAGTGTAACACCTACAGGAAGCTGGACAACTGCTATAGCGGTTGATGTGGAAACTGAAACACAAGGCGGTAGATAATGGCTCGTAGTGATATGTATAGGGGTTTAAACCCTTCTGGTGCAGATACTCGTGAGATAAGTGAAGTTACTAATGGTATATTAAACGGTAAAACAAACAATACTGGTACTGTTACTTTAGCTGTTGCAAGTGCTACTACTACTACTATTTATGATGAACGTATAGGCTTTAATAGTGTTATACTTCTAATGCCAACTACAGCTAATGCAGTTTCTGTTGTAACAAGTACTTATGTAAGTTCTACTAATAAAGGCAATGCAGTTATAACTCATACAGCTAATACAATTACGGATAAAATATATAAATACATAGTTATTGCATGATTTTACACTATATACCTAAACAAGATTTAAGGCAACATTGGGACTATGTAAAACATGGTCTTGAATTAGTTCGTGCTAAAGGTCATACAGAATGGATAGTAGAAGATGTTTATTGTGACTGTTATGAAAATCGTTCTATGTTATTTATTGGAATTATTGACAAACAACCAGTTGGCTTTGTCGTTCTACAGCCTATAGGCAATACGCTTCATGTATGGGCTACATGGTCTACAATTAATGATGATGCAATATTTCAACAAGCATCTAAAGAAATACAAGAAATAGCAAGACAAGGCGGCAAGTCTAAAGTTACATTTACATCTCAAAGACGTGGATGGGAACGAAAGGCTCGTGAATTAGGTTTTAAACCATCAACATGGGAAATTAAATTAAATGGGTAGTCCAATAGGTTCTTTAATTAGCACAGGTATAGGTCTTGCTACAGGCAGTAATGTTGGTGGATTTTTAGCAGGTCAAGCATTTGACGCAGCAACAAGTGGCGGTTCATCTGGAAATGCACAACCAAATGTACAATATGGAACAGGTGCCAATACTTATTCTATGGGTGGAACCCCAGTAGATACATCTAAATATTTTATTACAGGAGATAAGGGAGTATATAACTTACTTCCTATGTTAAATGACCCTTATAAAGATTTAAACAAAAAAGATAATAACCTATCAGGGTATGATACTTATAGTGCTATTAACCAAAAATTAGCAGATGACGCTAAAGCACAACAAGCATTTCAACAAGCATTTAATGTTCAAACATTAAACCCTGTAGATACATATAATAATAAAGGTGGATTTCAAAAACAATACAATACTAATGGACTACCTAATTACTTAAAATTAAATAATAATACATTTCAACAAAATAAAAAAAATAATCCAGAGTATACACCTCAACCATTTCAATATGTAGATTTTGGATTTGGTCGTAATGACCAATTATCACAAATTGCAAAATATGCAGCACAACAAAATAATCCATTTTTACTAGCATATGCACCAACATCATCAACACCTGTAAATACTGGACTATTACCAAATAATACAATAACACAACCAGTTCAAGAAGGAAATATGATGGGTGCAGGAATAGAACAATTAATTAATCAAGGTGCTACGCAAGACGCAACGCAAGCATTAACACAAGCACCAGAGCAAATGCCAATACAAGCACCATTTCAAAATTTTAATAATACAACACCTAGTGCTCCATATTGGGGAACTTATACATCATCTCTTAATACTAACCCATCCAATCCAGCAAATATAGTTGTTGAACAACCTAAATATAATAGTCGTGGAAAACTAATAAAAACACCTCAAAAATCTGTAGATGCTAACCAGTCATCTTTTGATAATCCAAGTCAGCTTCCAAACTATTCTATGTATATTCCGCCAGAACAAATGCCAGATATTAATGCTTATTTACAAAGTCCTAACTCATTACTAGGTGCATTACAAGATGCTGGAGTACCTATGGCAGGTGCTGGAAGATTCTCTAATTTACTATCAACAAATACATCTACAGGAAAATAATATGTTTAAATTGCACAATTGGGTAACAAATTTAGTTCAGTCATTCACACTTTATGGAGGTTCTAGTGGTGGTGGTGGTTCTACTACTAAAACAGAACTAGACCCTACCGTTAAGCCATTTGTTCAGTACGGTCTTGAACAGGCTAAAGGTCTTTATCAGTCTAATACACCATCATATTATAGTGGTCAAACTTATGTAGCTCCATCTGCTCAAACGCAAGCTGCATTGCAAGCACAACAAACTCGTGCATTAGCAGGTAATCCATTATTAACACAAGCTCAACAACAACAATCAGATGTTATTGGTGGTAAATACTTACAAAACAATCCATACTTTAATCAAGCTCTTGCTGGTGCTTCACAAGGTGCAACTACAAGTTATATGGATGCTATTAAAGCTGCACAATCTGGTGCTTCACAAGCTGGTCGTTATGGTTCTGGTGTATCTGCTGACATTCAAAATCGTGCTGCTAATACATTATCTAATACACTAGCTAATAAGTACGGTGAGTTAGCTTACCAAAATTATGCTGGTGAAAGAGCAATGCAAAATCAAGCTGCAACAGGTGCTCCTGCTTTAGCTGCTGCTGATTACGCTGACATTAACCAATTAGCTGCTGTAGGTAAGACTGCTGAAGATTATCAAAAAACTGCCCTACAAGCTGACATTGACAGATTTAATTATCAACAAAACTTACCATACCAAAAACTTTCTGCTTACTTGGGTTCAGCTTATGGTGTACCAAGCGGTCAAGTATCTACTACTACACAATCTGGTGCTGGCAAGATAGTTTGTACAGCAATGAATAAAGAATATGGCTTTGGAAGTTTCCGTCAAGCTATTTGGTTATCTCAATCTAAAGACCTAGACCCAGCATACGAAAAAGGTTATCACAAGTTATTCTTACCATTGGTAGGTTACGCTTACAAGGCTGGTGAAAAGAATGCCCTACAACGCATTTTAAGGGGTGTTTTAGAGCATATTGCAAGACACCGTACTGCTGATATATGGAAACAAAAACGTGGTAAAAATAGAGATACTTATGGCATGATTTATCGTGCAATCATTGAACCAATTTGCTATGTAGTTGGAAAGGTAGCTTAAATATGGGTATGCCATTATTAATTGGTGCTGGTATCGGTGCTATTAGTTCTGCAGCTATGGGTAAAAGCCCATTTACAGGTGCATTACTAGGTGGTGCTACTGGTGGTATGTTAGGTGGTGCTGGTGGTCTATTTGGTGCTGCTCCTACTGCTGGAGTTAGTGGTTTAACATCTGTTGCACCTGCTGTAGCTACAAGTGCTGCTGATATTGCTATTCCTAGTACATCATTACTAGGTGCTGGAACTACTGCTTCATCAGTAGGAATCCCTGCATCATCATTGAGTGGAGGTATAACTAATTTAGGAATGGAAGGTATTGGTTCTGGACTTGTTCCTAATGCTGGAGTTCAATTATCTTCTAATGCTTTAGCAGGTGGTTTAGATTATGGTATTAATGCTGGCAATACATTAGCTGGTGGACAATCTATTTATCAAGCACCTTCATTTATGGATAGACTATCTAATATACCAGAAAATGCTATGAATTATGTTAAAAATAACCCTATGTCTGCTGGTAAAATGGCTTTGGACATTGCAACACCTTCTCCAGAGCAACCAATTCAACCATCACAAGGTCAAGTATCAAGACCTAACTTTAACCCATCATCTACATTATTAAATGTATCTCCTAATGTAAGACCTACTGCAGGTAGTAAAACAGGTTTAATAGATATGATGGCTCGTATTCCAATGACAGATGAAGAAAAAATTAGATTACAACAATTAGGTTACAGAGGATAATAACATGGCATTTTTTGATAGTTTTAGTAATCCGTTTGAAGGTATGAATGTATTTGGTGCAAGAGCACCTAGTTACATGGATAGTTTATTAGACCCTGCTACTTTAGAAAAAGTAAAACAACAATCTCTTGTACAAGGGCTTCTAGGAACTGCAGCAACCTACCTAGCACAACCTAAAAATCAAAGATATGGTTCAGCCTTGCCTTATCTTGGAAAAGCGTTTATGGGTGGTATGCAACAAGCTCAAGGTGTATATGACCAAGCTACTCAAGAAGCTATGATGAAACAAAAACTTGACCAAGCTAAATTACAACAAGAATATATTAATAAATATGCTGCAGAAAATCCTCAACTTGGTGGTGTATTAAAAGCATTTCCAGAGGCTGCTCCAAAAATACTTGAGCAACAATATAAGCCAGAAGATT